GAAAAAAGGAATATTCAACAGGAAATAGAGTTATGCCAAAGATATTATGAAAAAAGTTATGATTTAACAATTAATCCAGGTTCTGCCGTATCGGAGGGTATAGTATATTTAAGGGTAGGGGACCCCACTAGTGGCATAATGACTATATACAGTAAATATCAAACACCTAAAAGGGCTTTACCTATTATTACTTTATATGATACCGCTGGAAATCCAGGCAAGATAGGGTACTCTGGAGTTGGTAATAATCAAGTTGGCATTGTATCAGATAGTGGGTTTAATTCATTTGCGGTCAGTACTGACAGCTCTGGTAGTCGAAATGGCTTATTTTTTCAATATATAGCGAACTCAGAACTTTAATAAATAAATTATGATTATAAACACAGTAAAAGAATTAGAGAATAGTTATTTAGTTAACGGGGTTTCTACTATTACAAAAGAAGTAGGTGCAACTGGTTATGACAAAGTGCAAGACTGGATAGCAGAAGGCAACACGCCAGACCCTGAATTTACAGAAGCGGAGATATTGCAAAACGCTAAGGATGCTAAAATAGCAGAAATAAAAGCTACTAGAAACGCCGCTAATATTGCCGATCATACAAGAACAGGCGGAAGAGAATTAATAATTGACAATAACGGAAATATAACTGGCGAAGGTAACTTGGTAACTTTTATATTTGATTGCAAACCAATATTAAATAATCCTGCCGCTAACCCTGCTAAACTATTAGAATTTGCAAGATCAAAGAATATAGATATTCCTTACTCTTGCGAAATACAAGACACAGATGGAGAGGGAAATATTATATTTAGAAAAGGTGTTGTTAAAATAGATAGTACTTTAGCTGATACTATTGAAAATCATATCGCAAATAGAAACTCGGTAAATTACTTAAAATACGGAAAGCTTAAAGAATCAGTAAACAATGCAACCACTATTGAAGAGGTAAATAATATAAATTGGTAAAAAATGATTACAAAAATATTTCAAGCACAATCAGGTACACAAACTTACAAACCTAAAGTTGGGCGAGGTCAAGAATTTAGATTTACCATTGTTGGCACTCCACTGGCTGATATTAACCTTTTTATTGACGATAATTACAACGATATTAATTCTTTCATTCTAGCTAAGGCTTATTGTAGTGATTGGAGCGGTGCTGTGATTACAGTCGAATTAAAACTTGATCACCCAGACGATGTATTTTCTAAAGTAAATGAAGATATAAAAAAAGATGATGGGTATATATTAAATTATTAGATATGGGCATTTTTAAACAAGGATTACTTCAAGGAAACGGATCAGAAAATTTTATTAATGGGAGAGTGGAGTTTTTTGCAGATTTACCCCTAGCTTCTATTAGTACAAATGAGATTTATATAGTAGAAAAAAATTCTGGTATTCGCTTTATCAATAAAAAATGGGCTGGTCAATATATTAGTAATGGTGCAGTTTGGAATAGGTTAGGTGATTTAACTAATATGTTAAAATCTACTGATGTTATAGATGATTTAACCTCAACAGATACAAATAAACCTTTATCAGCAAATCAAGGTAAGGTCTTGCAAGATGGCAAAGAGTCTTTATTTACCAAAAACACAGCTTTTAATAAAGACTTTGGATCTACTTCTGGAACAGTCGCAGAGGGTAATGACTCAAGAATTATTGATTCATTCCAAAAATCATCTGACACCTTAGACGATATAACAGCAGGAGCGACCAACAAGCATTTTACAGTTACAGACAAAGCTAAACTAGACGGCATAGAAACAGGTGCTACCGCTGATCAAACTGATAGTGAGATTAAAACAGCTTACGAAAGCAACGCAAATACTAACGCTTTCACCGATGATGAAAAGACTAAATTAACAGGAATAGAAGCAGGTGCAACTGGAGATCAAACAGATGCAGAGATTAAAACAGCTTATGAGAACAACGCAAATACAAATGCTTTTACCGATGCTGAAAAGGCTAAATTAACAGGAATAGAAACAGGAGCAACCGCTGATCAAACTGCTGGGGAGATTAAAACAGCTTACGAAAATAACGCAAATACTAACGCTTTCACAGACGCGGACGAAACTAAACTAGATGGCATAGAAGCAGGAGCAACCGCTGACCAGACCAAGGCGGATATTGATGCTTTAAATATCAACGCTGACACGCTTGATGGTGTTCACGCATCTCAACTTGTCACCAAAGTATCTTCAACAGATAACGCCATTGTCAGGTTTAATGGCACGGGCGGTGATGTTCAAAATAGCGGACTTACCGTTAGCGATGATGCCTCACAAGTAACACTAAGCAACAGCACATCCACCACATTCACTTCCAACAAAAACCTAACACTAGGGCAGGTTGGCGACCAATTTGGCGGCACATTCCTTAGTTTAAGAAACCGTCATAACGAGAATGGAGCAATCTTTGAGACCACTAGTCTTAGTGTAACTCTTGTGGATTTTGTCTTTAGGATGGGCAACGGAGCACAAAGAAACATACGCTTAGAAGGGCGGGGCTCATCGGGGAAGCACGGTGCAAACACATGGCACATAGGCGGAGCACTTGCTAGCAATCCGATGATGGCGATTGGCGATACAGCAATGTCAGTAGGGCGGCTTGGCAATGTCGCTGTGGGGACAATAACACCTACGGAAAAACTGACGGTTGCGGGTAACATTTTGGCAACTGGAAACGCTACAATTAACGGCTCACTTTCTAAGGGTAGCGGCTCTTTTGATATTCCCCACCCAAACCCAGAAAAAAAAGATACTCACAGATTGAGGCATTATTTTGTAGAAACACCAAGTGCAGGGGGCAATATATACAAATATCAATTTGAATGTGAAGAAGGAGAGAATTATTTTGACTTACCTGATTATTATAAATTCCTTAATAAAGATAGCTTAGTATGGTGCAATTCCTTTAAGCATTTTGGCAGGGCGTGGGGTGAAGTTGTTGAAAATAAGAAAATAAAAGTAATTACGGATAGTAAGGGGATTTATAGAATTCTCATATTTGCAGATCGAAAAGACAAGATCGCAATGGAAGAATTTAATAAATATGGTATAGAATATAAACTTAATAAATAAAAAAATGAGCATACAAAAAGTAATTTCAGAGAATGAATTTAAAAATAAATTATATAAATATAAAAAGTCAAGAAAAGAGTACGAGCAAGATTTGCCAAATAGTCATAAAGAACAATTAAAATTAAAAAAGGATGAATTAATATCCATAATTCAGGATTTAAGGCTTTGTGATTGTTACGATACTATACCCTCTGATAGTGATAAAGCAGATATAGAAACATTATATAATAAATTAATCTAATAATGAAACTACAAAACGGAGATCAGCTATATTATCAAACCAAATTGACAAGCGAGAACATATGGAAATTTCCTATAAGGTTCTTAATTCAAGCTGTCAGGAGAAAATCTATTACAGTTGGTAAGAAAGATTATAGCTTTGAGCATATGGGCGTTTATGTTGATGGATATAGCTATGAATCATTAAAAAAAGCCCATTGGGACAGCTCTAAAAAGGGTACCATAAAAACGCCTATAAATTTTAGACTATCTGTCAATAGCGGGGATACTAAAGTAATGATATTGAGATTGAAAAATCCCCTTTCTTCTGACGAATCAGAGAGGTTAAAAAAAGATTATCAGCTTCACCTTAATAGAAAATATAGCATCACAGAAGCTGTTATATCTTGGTTTGAAAACTGGCTACCAGAGAAGCTAAGAAAAAAATGGTTCAAAGAGCCAACTACTGATGAATTTTTTTGCTCTAAATATGTTAATATGGGCTTTTATAACATAATGAGGCTTAAAACTTTGCCAAGATTATTTACTCCAAATGAATCTTTTATTCATTGGTTGCCTAAATGTAAAGTAATTAAATATGACATGGAATAATATAAGAGATATATCATTATTAATTTGTGCAATAATCTTTGGGTCTATGGCTGCCTTGAATTATTTTGATAAAGGAAGGTCTATTTCTGTACATAATGTTAATAATGCAAAGATTCAAGAGGTTTTGCAGGAGGATATTAAATATTGTGGCGTAGGTTATTATTCAAGCCTCTTTGACATTAAAGACCACTTAACTAATACAGGGTCAAAAAAAGCTACAATGATTGAGCAATATGGCTGGATGCCTATTGTTGGTAAAGGTTGGAAAGTTACACCGACTAAAACATTTAATAGAAACTGGTCTAAGTCAATAGATATTGACGATAAGTTAAGTCTTGATTTTATCCATTCTTTCAAAGATACAAAGCCTGTTTATTACCCTAGCATCAAAGCTATTGAACATATACCATTAATTAACCAACTACTAAAAAGGACAGATATTAATCCTAGATCTGCAAGTGTGGTCGTTGTTAAGGAAAATTCTAATATAATTTATGCTAATATTCTTTCTAATACTGATCCGAAAAATCAGAAATGCGAAAACCAAAAAGGACATAAAATTCTTAGCAAGACCGCGAAATTTATTAAAGATTTACTATGATGAACGAAGCAGGAACCATAATAAAAATCTTAAATAATTCAGATCACCTAATATTTCTATTTTTATTTACATTAGCTATTGTTTTACTTACTTTAAGTTTAAAAAAGAGGTATGAAAATTATATTAATGAAATTTTTAATAAGAAGTTAGAAGTTTTGATTGAAAATGGAAAACAAGCAGATTTAAGATATAAGGATTTTGAAAAAGATATGGTCAAAATAAAAGAAGATCTGTCAAAAATGAAAGACTGCGTACATTCCTTAAAAGGAACACATGAAATGTTGGAGGCTTTTACTAAGAAATGAAAGAGGACCTAAAAGAAACAGTTAAGGAGTTTTTAGTAGTTCCTATGTTTTCTTATTTTGATAGACATAGAAGGCAAGGGAGAATATTTTTTAGGGGCTTGATATGCTCGCTACAACTATTCGCTATTATCTATGCCTTAATCTATGCTATTATTACAGGGATAGGATCAGTAATTATATTGAAAGGATATTTTCTTGACATTATCAGTAAGCTTACTAAACTTACAAATGATTGCAATCTAATTTAAATTATGAGTAAAACAAAAGAATTTTTTTCAGATCATTTAGGCAGCTTATCAACAAAAAGAATAATCCCTATTATTGGTTATCTTATGTGCGGATTAATTTATATAATAAATATCATTTTGTTTTCAAAAGGTATATTGCCTGAAAATGTTTTTACCAAAATAGACGACTCTGTTTTTAATATGTTTTTATTTTTAGGCGGATTACATGGGTCAACTGTATTGGAAAAAATAGGATTTAGGAAATGAAATACATTTTAGGAATAGTTAGTGGTATTATTGCTTTAATAAGTGTTTACTTTAAAGGAAAGTCAGTTGCTAATAAAAAGAATTATTTAGATAGAATAGAGGAAAATAATATAATCTTAGAAACCGAAATAAAAGAACATAATGAAAATAAAAAGATCAGCAATGATATTAAAAAATCTATTACTGGGAAGTCTGCTACTGATATTGTTAAGCAGTTGCGTAAAGCAAAAAAGGATAGCACTAATTCAGGTAAATAATTTTTGCGATATTTACCAACCACTACCAGATTCTTTATTAGCTAAAATAGAGCTGATGGAAAACTTGAAGGTTCTAGATATAGAAAACTTAAACCACAACGAGCAATTTTATTTAAAAAAGTGCGATGAAAGCTAATATAATTTATGGAATATTTTTATTTATAATACTTATATCGGCAATAGCCTTATCTGACAAGATTTATGGTGCAGAATATAAACCTTTTATAGGTAAATCAATAACCTATTACAACACAGATAATACTCAAATCAATAAGAACGAGCATATAGGAAGGCTAAGCGACCACTTGAAAGGCGGTCATGTAGGTTTGACTATGTTTAAAGACAATAGCTTTGTAAGTTGCACTACTAACCGAATATTACAGCAATCAACTAAGATTAGATATTTAGAGGGTCATATAGAAAGAAAAGCCCTAAATGACACTTGTGCATTAGGAAATTCCTTTATGTCAAGATTCGGCAGGTGGTCATCATCACTTATCCTATCAAATGCTAATGTTTATGATAAATATAACGGAGTAACTACTAGAAAATCAGCACTACTTAAAGGGCTAGGTGCTGGATTATTTAGAGATAAGAATTATTATGGTCTTTATTGGTTCGACCGTAACAACGAGCTAGGCTTTAAAAATGCTCTTGGAGTAGTTTACAATAGATATTTCTAATGACTAAAATATTCAGTATTATATTATTATTAATTGTCTTATCCTGCGAGGGTTACGCGACCTCCTTTGGTGGTAAATATATCCGCAACTATGATGGCGACACAGTAACCCTTGATCTTGATTGCAGAATTGACTATTTCTGCAAAAAAAGATCAATCAGAATCTATGGAATAGACACACCAGAAATAAGGACGAAAAACAAATGCGAAAAAAGAAAAGCCTTATTAGCAAAAATGTTTGTTAAAGATAAGCTATCTAATGCAACTGAAATAATCGCTCATGACTGCTTGCATGGCAAGTATCATAGAGAAATTTGCGAGATCATTTACGATGGTCATAATCTAGGCGAGGAGTTAATGGTTGCTGGCTTGGCTTATCCTTACTATGGTAAAACTAAGCAAAAAGTTAATTGGTGCGAATGAAAGTAATTCTTAGGAGATCAGTATTAAGCAATAAAGCTATCTTAGGCAGATTATATTTTGACGGTGTTGGCATTGCTCACACTTTGGAAAATCCCTATTTAGACAATCAAAGAAATATCTCTGCAATTCCAGAAGGAGATTATAAGGTAAAAAAATATTCTAGTGCAAAATATCCAGATGTTTGGGAGCTTCAAGATGTGCCTAATAGATCAAAGATATTAATTCATAATGGCAATATAGAAGAGCATACTAGAGGTTGCATATTAGTTGGGGATTCGTGGGGCTTTCTAAATGATGAATTAGCTGTTTTAAATTCGAGACATACTCTTAAGAATCTAAGAGAAGTTTTGCCAGATAACTTTGTAATCAAAATCATTAGGTAATCCGAATAGTGGCAACCCTTGTTACCACTACCGACTAACAGTAGATAATTCTAATTTAGATATTTCTATTGTCAATTATTATTATAAAATAGCTTTTCTTTTACCACCTTCTTTGCTAGCCCTCTTTTTCATTTATTTACCCCATTGAGTAGCGATTGCCTTTGCAATACCTTTGAAAGTCTTTGATCTGTTTTTTTGCCTATCTTTACCGCCTTTATTATACCAATTACCAGCTATCTTGGTGCTTTGTGGTTTATTTATAATGTCTGTTGATTCTAATGGTGGTAAATTTTTCAACCACAAACATGTCTTTTTCTTAAATGGATCACCAAAATAATAAGGCTCTATCACTTGGTTATATTTAGGTATATTAAATATTTTACTTTGCACAGGATTTTCAATACAGATTTTTTCAATAGGTGCGTTTAGTAACTTCATAAAAAAATCTTTAGCCACAAGCCCTTTTTCATATCTATCTTGGTTCAATATACCTTTAGGGTATAAATGCCTTGCTCCAGCATTACTTAAATAAGTGCAGGGAGGGTGTGCAATCATCATATCATATTTACCACTATAAGCTTCTTTTATAGCGTCACCTTTTATATGCCACTCGGGATAACCACCGCTACAATTCAGTACATCACAAGAATAAGCTTCTATTCCTAACTTTCTAAATTCTATTGTTACCCTTTGAGATTCTTCACAAGCTACTAATACTTTCATTTTATTATTTAATTTTAATTATAGTTTTATTTTGATCTCCTTTTAAGCTTTGATAACTAACTTTACCAACATACTTAATAGTATCATCTTGCAATACTCCATGAGCAACAAGGCAATCTTCAAGGAGTTTTCCCATATAAGAACAATTAGAAGAATCAAGCACCCTAGATTTAAAATAAAAAATAAATTCTAACTCAATCTTTTTTTCTATCTTATCCAGCTTCTTCATTTTATATTTTGTTAATATCAAATATTGATCTTTCTGCTGTTTTCTTTGTCTCCAATGAACTCCTGCGTAAATCTTGTTTGTAGATATTTTTGGAAGATCAAGCAATGTTATTTCCATAATTATTTTATTAAATTCATTAGCTCCCTACTAATACTAAGAGAAAACCCTTTAATCATGGCCCATTTATCAATATTATCCAATACCTCCATCATTTCATCTTTACTAATATTATCAAAGGATTTAGGGATAAAATGATTATTCTTTTCAACATGCCATTTACCAACAATTTTAAGTGCATATTTAAACTGCTCTTTACAAAAAATTGATTCCCCCCTCTCTCTTTCTCTTTGGTTATATTGTGGCAATAATTGATCTCTAGCACTATAAAAAGCCTTTAATTGCGGGTGGGTTTTTTGCCCTGTATAAACTTTTAAATAAAATTCTTTTCCTTTGTTTGTCAATGATCTAATATATTGACTTAGTTGGGAAATTTCCATATTTAAGCTATCAGATTTATAGAATTTAATATTTTCTATCAGCTCTTTTTCTTGCATGTTAAAATTACTTAATTAGTATAACCGCCATATTAACTAATCAATTAATTATGGTAGCCTCTTATATATTTATAGCTATAGGGTTATATGCTGTAATAGCATTAATTTAAGGCAGTAAATCTTTTAATTTAACTTTTAAAGCCACCGCAATATCATTTAACTTATCTAAAGACGGAGAGTGTTTCCCTGTTTCATAGTGGGAGATAGTTTGTTTACACTTTAAGCCAACTGAATCAGCCAACTTAGTTTGATCTAGTTTTTTTTTCTTTCTAAAAAAACTAATCTTTTTTCCTACTTTTTCCGTTAGTTTACTCATTAATTTTTGATTTTAGGTTTTTTAAAAATTGCTTAGTAATTTTAGTTGGTATTGTTTTTTGATTCTTATAGAGTCCAGAAAACCTCTCAACTAAATTATTAGCTGTTTCTAATTTATCTTTTAGTTCCTGCTTTTTTATCATTTTATTGTAGTTGGGTTAGTAAGCTGTTTTTTAATTCTATTGTTTTAATCAATAGATCAGATAATTTTTTAATAAATTCCTCATCCCTTTCCACTCTAATAACAAGCATCTTCTTTTCATCTTTAAATAAAGGGTGGTAAGATACAAAGTCACAATATTCTCTTTGTGATATATATAAACCCCCTTGCACTTGTGCCTTGTATTTTGTGGGTAGCTTATTATCAATTAAATATTTTAAATGATTTTTCTTTAATGGGCATTTTATTTCAATCAATCCATTATCACCAATAAGACCATCAGGGGAGTAACCAATATTATCTTTTTTAATAAATGTTACCTCTTCTACCTTATTATCAGTAACAAAAGAATAATAACTTCTAGCCTCTTCTTCTAACTCATTACCTCTAATCATAGCCTCGCTCTGAAAACCTACTTCTGGCTCTGTTAAAAGGCTATCACTAGCTAATTCAAAAGCATAATCTTTTAATGCCTTACTTTCTACCCCTGTTGAAGTAATAATCTTGTCAAAATTACTTGCGGTCGCAACACCTAATCGCATTTGCAACCATTCTTGAGAACCTTGCTCAATATCTTTAATTACTTGCATTTTTATTTTTTATTTTAATTTTTAACATACCTAAACCCTTTTCAAAATCACTAGCCTTAAATTCCTCCAAAGAATCTACCTTAAAATGCTCTAAAAATTTATGTTCTTCCGTTCCAGACTCATCTAATAGCTTTTTTAATTTCTCATATTCTTCAATAGAGATGGTCGCCCAATCATCCTTAATATCATCTTTGTTATACAAAGATAGACCAAGACCAAATACAGCTATATTTTTTACTAAGCACCTCATTATTGATTTGTTAATATCAAACATTGTTGCAGATTCAACAAATTTAGTTTTCATAATATCTTTACCTGCTTTTTTTGATTGTTCCCAGTCTTTGACTTCGTAAGAATATTTTTCACTCTTCATTGACTTATTAGCTCCATCCATAACTGGCAACCACATTTCATGAGTTAGGTTACTTATAGATACTTTAGTAAAAACCATATAACCCTCATCGCTTTTAAAATAAGGTAAATTATTGTCATTTTTTATTATTTCATATTTTGCATCTGGGTATATTTTACAAACCTCTTTCCAAGCATCCGCCCAAGAAATATATGATAGTTTTTGTTTTTGTTTTATCTTGGGTTTTATATCTATGCTGCTTAATTTAGCAAATATAGAGTCACCTTTTAATTTCTTTTCTGTCATAATTTTAATATTTAGTTCTTTTTACTGATTCGTGCATGATCGAGGTTATTCTTTCAAATAACTTTTCTATAATTTCACTGCCTTTATTTTCAGAAGTAAGTTTTGCTTCAATAGCTTTTTCACTTAATGCAATTTTTTTAGTTAAAAGCTCAATAATCTTTTCCTCTTTTTTTGTATATTTATTTAGTGCCATAATTAATTTAATTTAAGCTGATTACATAATTAATTATAATATAGTAATTTTTATTAGTCAAGTATTTTTTTAATCTTTTCTTGATTTTAATTTTCCTTTTTCAATAAAAACAATATCCCCGCCTTCTATTGTTCTATCGTTTACTTTTAGAAAATGGTCCTTAACTTCTGTTCGTCCAACCTTAGAATATCCATTAAGATCTACTAATCTCGGTGGTAAATCCGCATCTGCTAATTTTATATTGCAGGCTCTTATTTTTAGTTTAGGTAGTTTATCTTGTAAATATAAGGCTAGATTTTTAATATTCTTATTTGTTATTTTTACTGGTAGTTTAAATGATTTTATTTTAGTTTCTCCGACCTTATCTTTGTCTCCTTTTATGCAACAGTTATTGATCCTCTGGACTATGGTATAAGGACTAGTTTCTATTGTTGTGTTACATAAGGTACATTGAAATTTAAATCTTTTAGTTCCTTTCTGGTTTCTTTCTTTTAATTCTTCCGTTACTATGTACTTCTGAATTTTATCGCCAACTTTTATTTTTTTCATGAGTCTTTAATTGGATATAATTTTTTATTATTTGTCATCTTCTTTACATATACAATCAAGCAAATCTAGAGTTTTTCTTGCTAGAAGATGTTTTGCCTTTTTTCTTAATCCTTTTTTATCATCATACTCTTCGGCAAAAAGCATTATAGTTGAAAGAGGAATATTAAAATTATCTGAGTATTTTTGCAAAAGTTCTATTGTAGGTGTTTTATTTCCTGATTCTATTTCTGAAATATAAGAACGAGAGATATCTAAATTTTCTGCGAGTTCAAGCTGTGTGTTTTTATTAAAAACTCTGATATGTTTAAGTACCGATCCTAACAAGGTAAGACTTCTTTTCATGATTATTATAATTGAGTTAATATAAGGCTATCAATAAATAGCTCCTTTATATCTTCTGCCTGTTGTTTTGTCGGGCTTTCAATCTTCCATACGCATAAGATAGATTCTTTTTCGTATTT